CAAGCCCTGCTCGGCGTTGAAGGTTACAGCGATGGTGCTATCCGCATGGTGCTCGAAGAGTACGGCAAGGGTGGCCTGCGCGATTGGATTTATGTTGACATGAACAAGGCTGCGGCTGAAGGCAAGTCAACCATGGGCGTGCAACAGAACCCATCGCAGTTGATCGACGCTCTCCAGTATTGGGGCAACGTACAAGGTCAGCTCCTGCGCGACTGGGGCATGACTGAAGAAGAGGTTCCAGACCCTCTGATGGATTACCCCATCGAGGCTTGGGTCATTGGTACATGGGTCATCAAGGCCGTTATCAACTCAGACCCACTGGGCCGTAAGCCATACTACAAGGCGTCGTACGAAGAAGTTCCCGGTGCATACTGGGGCAACTCTGTCGCCGACTTGTGCCGCGACGCGCAAGACATCTGTAACGCTGCCGCTCGTGCATTGGTGAACAACATGTCTATTGCCTCTGGTCCTCAGGTGGTCTACAACATTGACCGCTTACCTCAGGGCGAGAACATCACACAGATGTACCCATGGAAAGTGTGGCAAGTTACTTCCGACCCAATGGCTGGTGGCGCTGCTCCTATGCAGTTCTTCCAACCGTCTAGCTTGTCTGCTGAGCTCATGGCCGTGTACGAGAAATTCTCTACGTTGGCTGATGAGTACACAGGCATCCCCAAATACATGACTGGCGACAGCGCCGCAGGTGGCGCAGGCCGTACAGCCTCTGGCATGAGCATGATGATGTCCAACGCGGGCAAGTCTATCAAGCAGGTTATCGCGAACATCGACGAGAACGTCATCCGTCTGGCTATCGAACGGTTGTATTTTTACAACATGCGTTACGGTGACGACCCAGACTTGAAGGGCGACGTCAACATTGTTGCACGCGGCGCGACCTCATTGTTGGTCAAAGAGCAGGCTCAGATGCGTCAGAACCAGTTCTTGCAGATTGCCTTGTCTAACCCGATCACTCAACAGATCGTTGGCATGGAAGGCATCGCGGAGTTGTTGCGCCAGTCGGCCAAGACTCTGGACTTGAACCCGGACAACATCGTGCCTCCCGTGGAGATCATCAAGGCACGTATGGCTCAGCAGCAACAGCAGGCCGCTCAACAGCAAGCTATGCTCGAACAACAAGGCGGCCAAGCGCAAGCGGGCGGTACACCACCAAACGCCAGACCCGGTGCTACGCTAGAAAATGGCGCACCTGTAACTAACAATTTCGCGCCCCTTGGCGGAGTTGGCTCTTGACAACAGTAGAATGTTGTACATAATCGCATCTAACCTAACGGAGTAATCCCATGCAAGCAATCAACCCAAAAGAGTCGCGCTCAGCTGAGTACGCTCAAACTTCTGCCAAAACCGACGGCATGTCTAAAGGCCCAGCCTCTCAAGGCAACGGCGGTTCAGACGGCGGCATCTTCGCTACATTGAAGCGCGGTGGTAAAGAAGTGGCCCAAGAGTCTGCAAAGACCGACGGCATGTGTAAATAAAAATGGTGCGAGTTGACGAGCGTGTAGCTCGTTGCCTTACACTACTGAAAACGCAAGAGTTCCAACCACTGGTAGAATTCATGCAAAAGCAGCACGCAGACACGCTAATGCGCCTGTGCGAAGCAAGAGATAAAGATGAAATGCTCCGACTGCAAGGTCGGGCGTTGCAGGTTAAGGACTTCCTTGACCTTGTCGATGAAGGTAGCACTTTGTTGACTAAAACCCGTAGATGAAGGGCTTACCCGCAAGGGCGCTTGGAATCAAAAATTAACCGTAGTAGCTGACCGTAAGCGTGAGGGGGCATACCGTAACTGGAGCCCTCCAGCGTAGTCGGAGCGAAGGAGATAGAAATGTCATTGCCTCGTGCTGTCCAACAGCAAGTTGAAGATGCTGACGCGCTTGTCGCACAGCTAACCGGAACCCAGCCTGTTAACCCGGATACTGGTGAACCAATCGTAAGTCCTCAACCCGCTCCTGAGCCACAACCGCAGGATATTTCGCCAGAGCCAGAACCGAAGCCAGCGGTGTCTGAAGAGACGTGGGAACAAAAATACCACACTCTGAAAGGCAAGTTTGACGCAGAGGTGCCACGCCTGTACGCGCAAGTTCGTGAGATGAACAGCCAGATCGGCCAATTGACCACAGACCTCGCAACAGCTAAAGCAACTCAAGCCCAACCTGTACCGGCCTCGACTCCGTCTCTAATCACTGAACAAGACAAAGAAGCATTTGGCTCCGACTTGATCGACTTGATTGAGCGAGCGACTGAAGCAAAGATGGCGGGCAGCCGCAGTCTTGAAGCCCAGTTGACCGCAGAGATCGCCGAACTGAAGGGTAAGCTAGGTAATGTGACTGAGCGCCAAGTAGTATCTGATAAGGACCGCTACGAAAGCTCTCTGACAACCGCAGTACCAGATTGGCAAGCCCTGAATGTGGACCAAGGTTTCTTGAATTGGTTAGCGGAAGTGGACCCCGTTTACGGCATGCCCCGCCAATACGCGCTCACAAACGCGTACGAAGCACTGGATGCAAACCGTACCGCCACGATCTTTAACCAGTACAAGAAGTCTGTAACACCACCAGTGCAACAGTCGAACAACCGTGCCGATCTTCAGCGTCAAGTAGCACCGACCCGCTCGCGTACGTCGCCAGCTCCTACGAACCCCAATGTGGACAAGCGTATCTATAACCAACAGGATATTGACGCGTTTTACACAGAGTGGCGACGAGGTCTGATAGACGAGGCAGAAGCGGTGCAGATTGAAAAAGATATTCATGCCGCCACCGTCGAAGGACGCATTCGCTACTAAGCAAGCAACCTAGACATGGCGGTTCAAACCAAACCGTTTTTTAACTGAAAGAGGACCTCCATGTCTACAGTAACCGCAGCAGCAGCCTATCCCATTAACTCTGGTGGTTTCAACACCCCCGGCGGCCAAGTAGCGTACTCCGGTACCGCTTACTCTGGCTCGTTCATTCCAGCCCTCTGGTCTGGCAAGCTGGCACAGAAGTTCTATGCCGCCACCGTGTTTGGCGAAATCGCTAATACCGACTGGCAAGGCGACATCACTGGTATGGGTGACACTGTCATCATCAACACCATCCCTTCCATCACAATCAACAGCTACTCTGTTGGCCAAAACTTGGCTTACGAAGTTCCAGCTCCAAGCACAATCACTTTGGTGATTAACAAGGGCAAGTACTTCGGTGTGAACGTGAACAACGTGTTGGAATTGCAAGCCAAGCCAAAGTTGATGGACATGTTCACCAACGACGCCGCTATGCAAATGAAGATCAACATTGACAAAGATGTCATGTACACGAACTTCAACCAAGGCGACGCAGCTAACCAAGGCGCTACCGCTGGTGCAATCTCTGGTGGCTACAACCTCGGTACCGATCTGGCCGCCGTGACTTTGACTGCTTCTAACATCTTGTCTAGCATCACTGCTTTGTCAAGCGTGTTGGACGAAGCCAACGTGCCCGAGACAGACCGCTGGCTCATCATCACTCCAACAGAGCGTCAAATCTTGATGCAATCGAACTTGGCTCAAGCCCAGTTCATGGGTGACGCGTCTAGCGTGTTGCGTAACGGCAAGATCGGCATGATCGACCGTTTCACTGTGTACGTGAGCAACTTGGTTCCACGTGGCGCTGCTGGCAAAACTTGGATGAACCCCAACACTGGTACTGACGCTACATTGACATCCGCTGTCAAGCGTCACGCCATCATGGCTGGTCACAAGTCTGCAATCACTTTTGCTTCGCAGATCGCTAAAGTGGAAAGCCTGCAAAACCCCAACGACTTCGGTACATTGGTGCGCGGCTTGAACGTGTACGGTACTCAAGTGGCTCAAGCTAAAGGCTTGGCACTGTTGGTCGCCGCAGGTTAATCGCTTCCCCAAGCGTCGTAGGGGCTTCGGCCCCTACTTTTTAACCTTTAGGAGAACACCATGGCAGTAATCGACGACTTGATTGCAAGCGGCTTGTCTTTACCACAAGCACAACAAGTGATTCTTGAGGACAGTACCTCCAACATCGACGGTCTCGTGACCGCTGGTTTCTCATACACTGAGGCTCTAGCTATTACGACCTTGGATGCTGGTACCACCAACGGCGCTACTCTTGTTGCGCAGGGTGCATGGGCTGGCACGCAAGTACCCGCAATCACAGCTGCATTGGCAGTAACACCGTAAGGCGAACATGGGCACGGTAACAGCAAAAACCATCATCGACAAAGCTACGATTCAGCTAATCGACTTAGCCAACATCCGTTGGACGCGAGCCGAATTGCTTTCATGGCTCAACGACGGTATGCGCCAAATCGTGCTCATCCAACCGAGCGCATCATCGACTACATCGGTGATTCAACTACAGGCTGGCACACGCCAGTATCTACCAGATGACGGCTGGCTTTTGCTATCCATCTACCGCAACATGGGCATCAATGGCTCAACCCCCGGTCGTGCGATTCGTATCATCTCGCGTGAGATTCTTGATAGCTTTAACCCTGACTGGAACACAGACACAGCGAAAGCTGAAGTCCGTAACTACATTTACACCAACCAAGATCAGTTGGCGTTTTATGTATACCCACCTAATACAGGCACTCAGAAGATTGAAATCAATTATTCTGCCCAGCCTGCTGACTTGACTGCGGAAACGCAAGTCATCCCAATTTTTGACGTCTTCCAGTCTGCACTGGTTGACTATATTCTGTATCGTGCTTGCACTAAAGATGCTGAATACGCTCCCGGCTTACAGCTTGGGCAAGGCTATATGGCTACTTTCGTTGCGGCCATTCAAGGTAAGACGGAGTCTGAGGTCACCAATGACCCAACTCAAGCTCTTAGCCCCCGTAATCCTGCTGTTCGAGGGACCTCACAATGAGCGCCGTTTCATACGAAGTCTTCTTGCCTGAGGTCATGCCGTACGTTCACGACGTACCAGAAGTCGTGGCTGTGCAGGCGATCCGCAACGCGTGTATTGAGTTCTGCCAAGAGACCCATTACTTGCAAGAGAACCTCGACCCCATCACTGGGATTAACGGTATTGGTGACTATGACCTAGACGCCAACGACTCTAACTACAAGGTAGTGGAGATCATGCAAGCGTACTATGGTGACCAGCTCCTGATTCCTAAGGCGCAGGAAGAACTGAACCAAATTTATCGCACTTCAAACTGGGAAGACCTTAAGGGCAACCCCTACTACTACTTCCGCACCCGCGCAGGCGTCATGCGGCTAGTCACAAAGCCAATCCTGACTGAAGCTAACAAGCTGAAAGTAAAGGCAGCCATCGCTCCTAGACGTGCTTCAACTACTGTTGACGAGGAATTGTTTGAGCGGTTTCTTGAGACTATTGCACATGGCGCACGCGCTCGGCTTTACAACACCCCAAACCAGCCATACTACGACCCGAAGACCGCAATGGAATACACCAAGCGGTTCAATGATGAGTTGGCTGAGGTGCGTACTCGCGTGTACAAAGGCTTGACCCGTGCAGCTGCACGAATTGAATTCCAGAGGTTTGCATGACCGATAAAATCAAGCTTGTTCAGAACGACACTCGCCCCGCGCTGGTGTGCACGATCACAGACGATACAACTGGGGCGGTCATTAACTTAACTGGCGCTTCAGCCTTATTGAAGTTTCGTGCTGTTGGTTCTACTGATCTCCAAGCTACAGTAACTGGTACTGTGACTGACGGCCCTAATGGAGTTGTTGCGTTTTACCCAGCTTCTGCTCCTGCTATGCTGACCGGTGCTGCTGGCGAGTACGAAGGCGAGATTCAGCTCACTTTTGCTGATGGCCAAATCCAAACTGTATATGACTTGCTCAAGTTCAAGGTGCGGAGTGACTTCTAATGTCTGCACGCATCACCGGCAATAGCACAGCTGCGTCGGTTGCCCCAGTTAAGCTGCGGGCAGGGATTTCTACAGTCGTTCCAATTGTCGGTCTTACTAGGGTTATCCCTGTATCTGAAGTTGCCTACATTCTTTTAGCTGTTGGCGCTTATCTAGATACTACAGGCCGGTTCAAATACACCACTGACGTCTTTAGCATCGCTGATGCAGCAGCGTTGAACACAGGTAAAGCCGCTGACCCTGACTCATTTAGTGTCTCTGACGACTACGTGTTGGGCACTGGTAAAGGACTATCCGACTCAGCTCCCATAACCGACAACATTGTCACTGTACTGATCTTTATCCGCAATTTTGCAGATACAACGAGCCTTGCAGATGCTAAGACATTGCTTGTAGCTCCGGCTTACTCTGACTCTGTATCTACCAGTGAGGCTCAGGTGTTCTCAATCAGCAAAGCACTTGCTGACTCATTTGCGCTTAATGATCTGTCTGACGTAGCAGGCCCAACATGGGATTTTTCGGACTACACAAACAACGCTGTTTCCACCGCAGACAGTGCTGTCATTGCACAAGACAAAG